ATCTGCATCTACAGGTAACACTAAGGGAAGCGCAGAAGCTCCATCTCGTAAAGTATATCGCCGTGCTGACATCATAAAACTCATGCAAACTGACCCTGACAGGTATATGTCATTAGCGGAAGAGATTCGCACTGCATACGCTGAGGGTCGTGTACGATAGCTTTATAGGAGATTATCATGGCTAAAGTCGCATATCCCGGAGGAGCCTCCTCCATTGTTAATACCACCGCCGCCGCTACGTTCATTCCAGAACTCTGGTCTGATGAAATCGTAGCCGCATACAAGAAGAACCTCGTTCTTGCTAACCTCGTCAACAAGATGTCTATGGTTGGTAAGAAGGGTGACACTCTGCATATTCCTAAGCCTACTCGTGGTTCTGCCACAGCTAAGGCGGCGAACACTGCGGTCACCATCCAAGCTGACACTGAATCAGAAGTACAGATCAGCATTGACAAGCACTTTGAATACTCACGCTTCATTGAAGACATCGTAGGTGTTCAGGCTCTTGACTCAATGCGTCGTTTCTACACTGACGATGCAGGTTATGCGTTGGCACTTCAGCTTGACGATGACTTGTACAACCTTGGTTTGCGTTTCGGTGACGGTACTGCTACAGACCCAACTGATCCTGCTAACTGGGAACACTCAAACGCCTACTACGTCAACGGCTCAAGCGGCATTGCTACTTACGCTGATGACACTATGGAAGACACTGATGTCTTCACTGACCTTGCTTTCCGTCAGCTTATCAAGCTCATGGATGACCAAGACACGCCAATGGACGGACGTTTCATCGTGATTCCTCCTTCTGCTCGTCGTGACATCTTGGGCATTGATCGTTACAACTCATCTGACTTTGTAGATGGTCGTGGCGTCAACAACGGTCAAATCGGTAGCTTGTACGGTGTAGACGTTTACGTCTCTTCTAACGTACCTGTTATTGAAACAGCAGCTCAGAACACATCTACTACTTCTGTCAACGACACTCGTGGTGCTATCTTGGCACACAAGGACACTATGGTGTTGGCAGAGCAGATGAATGTTCGCACACAAACTCAGTACAAGCAAGAATACCTTGCTGATCTGATGACTGCTGATACACTGTACGGTGTACAGGTATTACGTCCTGAAACTGGATTCTTGTTAGCACTTCCGGGCTAATAGTATCCTTTTGGTAGCCCCTCTTCGGAGGGGTTTCCTCTACATTGACCCAACCACAACAGGACTAGGTAATGGCCTCTAAAATCCTCCTCAAGAAATCTACAACAGCTTCAGCAGTACCTACGACATCCGATGTAGATGTGGGCGAGGTAGCAGTCAACACTGAAGACAAACGACTATTTACACAAGACAACGGCGGCTCAGTCGTTGAATTAGGTACTACCCCTTCTTCTATTACCACTTCAGGCACAGTACAGTTTGGTAGCTTGTCTGATGGTACAATTACAGCAACAGCCTTTGTTGATGAAGACAATATGGCTTCAGACTCTGCTACACTAATACCAACACAGCAGTCTGTCAAAGCCTATGTTGACACAGGTGATGCAACAAAACTCAATCTTTCCGGTGGCACTATGTCTGGTGCTATCGCAATGGGTACAAACAAGATTACAGGTCTTGGTACGCCAACAGTATCTACTGATGCGGCTACTAAAGGCTATGTAGACTCTGAAGTCAGTGCAGTGATTGACAGTGCTCCCGGTGCTTTAGATACGCTTAACGAACTAGCGGCGGCACTTGGTGATGATGCTAACTTTTCTACAACAGTAACAAATAGTCTTGCACTCAAGGCTCCTTTAGCATCTCCTGCATTAACAGGTACTCCAACAGCTCCGACAGCGGCGGCTGATACAAACACCACTCAAGTGGCTACAACAGCCTACGTACAGACTGAGCTAGGTGATTATGCTTTACTAGCTTCTCCATCGCTTACAGGCACTCCTACGGCTCCTACAGCGTCCGCAGATACTAACACCACACAGATTGCTACAACGGCCTATGTACAGACTGAGGTTGCTGATTATTTACCACTAGCAGGTGGTACGATGACTGGCGACATTACGCTAGGCACAAACGCAATTACATCTACAGCAACACCTGCAACAGATGATGAATTAACACGTAAAGGCTATGTAGACTCTATTCTTGGTTCTGCAACCTCAGCGGCTGACTCAGCAACTGCAGCAGCTACATCAGAAACAAATGCCGCTACATCTGCAACGAATGCGGCCACAAGTGAAACGAATGCCGCTACTTCTGCAACAAATGCGGCGGCATCCTATGACAGCTTTGATGATCGTTATCTTGGTGTAAAGGCTACAGCACCTGCATTAGACAACGATGGTGATGCTCTTGTAACTGGTGCTTTATACTTTGATAGCACTGTTGGTTCTATATACGTTTATGATGGAGCATCATGGGGTGCGGTAGCTCCTACGGCTACATCAGTCACAGAAGCACAGATTAGTGACTTAGGTACAACAATTGTCCTTGATAGTGACATAGGCTCCACTGTTCAAGCTTACGATGCTGACACAGCCAAGTTAGATGTAGCACAGACCTACACAGCACAGCAAACCTTTGGCGAACTCAAGGAAACTGTATTCACACTAGGTACATCAGGCACTGTCGCATTAGACCCTGCCAACGGTTCTATCCAAACTTCTGCAACCTCTGGTGCTATCACCTTCACTGACTCATTAGAAGCAGGTCAGACTGTTGTACTGCACATTACAGGTGGTGACTCCAACACAATCACATGGCCTACAATGACATGGGTGACTTCAGGTGGTAATGTTGCACCTACGTCTACAGCCAGTGATGTTTTTGTGTTCTGGAAAATCTCCACCACGCTCTACGGAGCCTATGTCGGGAACTTTGTGTAATGCTAGGTAAGGCACTTACAACAGCCGCCGCAGGTAACGCCGCAGGTGCAGGTGAAGCTACCTATGTAGAGGACGTGTTCTCAACGTATTTGTACACTGGGAATGGCACTTCTCAGGTTATTGAGAATGGTATTAATCTAGGAGCGGAAAACTCAGGGGGTTCTGGGTATTTTGATGGAAGTGAGGAATATCTCAAAGTTAGCGGCGGCACTAGCTTAGATTTTGGTACTGGTGACTTGACTGTTGAATGTTGGGTTTATCCAAAGAGTTTAGGTTCTCCAGTCGTTTTCGGGCAGATTGATGACGGCGGTGGGCGTGATGGCGTTGCGTTTGGTATTAATAGCGCAACAACTCTTTGGTGGCTTTTTGGAAATGGTAGCAGTTGGGTTTTTCAACGAACACCTTCATATTCTACTCCATTAAATGCTTGGACACATCTGGCTGTTACTAGGAGTGGGTCAACCGCATATTTATTTGCCAATGGTGTACTAATTGATTCAGTTAGCGATTCTACATCTTTGTCTCAAGATGCCCTTGATTTAACTTATTTAGGTGGTATTCCGCAAGCGGGCTATGATTTGGATGGTTATTTGTCAAACGTTAGAGTCGTTAAAGGCACTGCCCTGTACACTTCTGCCTTCACACCTACAACATCACCTCTCACAGCAGTAGCAGGTACATCACTCCTTACCTTGCAAGGTACAGAGCCGTTTGTAGATAACTCAAGCAATGCCCACACTATTACGGTCAATGGCGATGCTACCGCTAAAGCATTCGGCCCATTCACTTCAGACACTGAAGGCGAAGGTGGGTTGGTTTGGTTAAAGAATAGAGATGCAACATTCAGCCACACGTTGTACGACACTGAGCGTGGTGCTACTAAATACCTTATTTCTAATGCGACTAATACAGAGTCAACGATTTCCACAGGATTAACATCGTTTAATGCCAATGGGTTTACTCACGGTTCTCACATGGGAACCGATGACGTAGTTTCATGGACATTCGCCAAGCAAGAAAAGTTCTTTGATGTAATGACGGTAAGCGTACCATCTGCATCATATGTTGCTGATGCTATTACCGTAGACCATAGCCTCAATGCTATTCCGGGAATGGTTATTGTTAAAGATACTGCACAAACAAGTAACTGGTGGGTTTGGCATAAAGACTTGACTGGTAATAATTATTTAAAGCTCCATTTAACAGACGCCATTCAAGATTTTGGTGCAGATTGGATTAATGTTACCGACACACAAGTAAAACTTCACGGGTGGTTTGCTGGCAATCAGTACGCATCGGGTGATTTAGTTATTTACGTGTTTGCCCACAACGATGGTGATGGCATCTTTGGTGAGAATGGCGATCAGGACATTATTAAGTGTGGGAGTTATACTGGTACGGGATCAGTAGGACTAGAAGTTAATTTAGGCTTTGAGCCTCAGTGGTTAATGGTTAAACGATCTGATAGCACTGGCTCTTGGTATATGATTGACACAATGCGTGGTATGCCTGTTGGCGGTAATGATAAAAAACTAGAAGCAAACGACGCTGGCGCAGAATCTGAAGGACTTACAGAAGGTTTTGCTCCTACCGCTACTGGATTTAAGCTAGAGCAAACGTGGGCAGGTATTAACGCCTCTGGCGGAACCTACATCTACATCGCCATCCGCCGTGGCCCGATGAAGACTCCTGAGAGTGGGACTGAGGTGTTTGCACAAGACTATCGGCATGACGCTACTCCTGCGTATACAAGCGGCTTCCCAGTAGATTGGGCATTCCAGAAGAGAGAGTCAGGAACTACAACTACGGTTAGGACGAGAATGCTAGGAACTAATTATTTGGATGCAACTAGCACTGTTTTACAAACTACCCTTTCCACGATTACTTGGGATTACAATGATGGAATGGAGTCACATACTTCAGACCAGACAGACAAGTGGATGTGGATGTTCCGCCGTGCGCCCGGCTTCTTTGATGTGGTGGCTTATACCGGTAACAATGCGGCTAGAACGATAAATCACAACTTAGGCGTTGTACCTGAGATGATTTGGATAAAAAATAGAGAACAGGCAACAGATTGGATTGTATACAACAAAGACCTTAACGGAGGCAGTACACCAGAAAGTTATCACCTCCATGTAAACCTTAGTTCTGCGGAAGCTACTAACAGTATTTATTTTAATAATACTGCACCGACTAATACAGTTTTTTCTATCGGTGCTGACGGGGATGTAAATAATTCGACTAGAGGATACATCGCCTACCTATT